GCATAACAGTAGCGCCTTTGCCGTGAAAGAATTGTGTTTTCTTTTTGGCGGGCTTCGGCATTTTTTTAGGAGCCATACTATTGTCGAACTTTTTCAAAAAATTAGATACCGCTCTTTCCGTTCTACGAACAGATTGGGCTATTACCGAAATATCCGCCCCCTTATTTTTCATTTGTTTAATGATACCCTTGTCTTCTTCGGAAATTCTTCCTTTTTTATTTTTCATCACACTTCCCTTTCGGCATTATTAAGCCATGCTGCGTTTCTAGTTTTCAAAAATTCAATATAGTAGCTAAAAACCCTCTCGTTACATTCCGAAAAGGTCCATTCAGGTCGTCCTGCGTGCCTGAGCTGCTTTTTGGACTGCCCTTCGCTATATAGGCCAATAGGATTAAAGAGTCTGCCGTGTCGTCCGCGCTTTACATAATATTTAATGCGCGTCCCTATCTCTAATCTAATAGCGTATGCATTATCCATAGTAAAGATTTCGTCATGGGTAACCTCCTTGTCTAGTTCTATAACAGGATATCCACTTTCATTTTCGTCCCTATCTCCTTTAGCAAAGGTATAGACGGTTACAAACCTACTATTATTTGTTGGCTGCTTCTTTTTATTGATAGTAAAAAAATTATCACTCATTTCTTTTTTCTCTTTCTTTTTGCTTCAGATTTAGTAAGATTACTGGGCAGATTCTGTGCCGTTTTGGCTCGACTCATGCCCGTAGGAAGTTCTTTCATGCCACTTTCTGGATCTTTTTTAGTTTTAAAAGATTCTAGCATACTTGCGGTTTTTTCTTTACCATACATTTTGGTTTGTTTATCGGCATAGTGTCCTACCGTTTTGCATTCATGTAGGCCATGTACATAATGAGAGTGTGTTTGGTCTTCTTCGTAATTACGATGAACTGTCTTTGTGCGACGGCAGTTGGGACATCTTTGTTTAGCGTTATAATCTTGCATAGAACAAACGATGGACCATCTCTTTTCGCATTGTTCGCAAAGAAAACTGTATTCAGGAATGACTATTCTCCTTATTTAGTTGTTGTCTAAGTTGTCGTTCTGTTTCATCTAAAGTAAAATGAAGCCAAGCTAGACTGTCAGACAAATTGCTATTTCTAGGAAAACTAGCGTCTTCTATTAGACTATTTAACACGTGGAACATTCTGCTCCAATTAAAAGGTATTGTGATGATTGTTTTCCCGGCCATGATATTTTTCTTTTTCGCATAGGTTTTTAAGTTGTCGTTCTCTATTGCACATCATTATATGAAAATACAACATTGGTTCGTCAAGATCATACAGCCTAAGGAGCCTACCGTCAGAAACAGACACTAGATTATGTAAGGTTGAATATAGATTATGACATGGATATGCAGATAGCGGCATTATAGAGGACCTTGTACTGTGATTTTATACTTATTGTTCATTTGACGTTCTTCAGCTCCTGCATTAGTATGTCTTGTGCGCTATCCATTGGTGACCTATATACTATGTCTAAATATACATAGAATTGAAAATAGTCACTTCGCGATGGTATAGCGTCATAACTATACAATACCCCCTTTGCTATTTTAAAAAAATATAAAAGCAGAAACTCATTCTTCATCTGGAATATATCTCTCTATTTTCAAACACTCTTGGCAATAAATCTTCATAGCCCGCTCTTCAATTCCATTTCTAGAAAGCTTTAAATGAATTGCGTCGTTTTTGCCCTCTTCGATTTCTACATTAGGTACAATAACAGAAACCTTGTCACCGCTAACCAACTCCCTTTGGCAGCCGTGACATTTGTTCTTATTTTTATACATACTTGTCCCACTCCTTGGGAGCATTCATGTACGGATTAATACCTCTATAGAAGTCATCTATATCAGGATCTATTGGTATTGACAATAGCTTCATATTAGCCTGTGCAGGAGTTTTATCCCCCTTCCTAAAGTTACACGGTTCACACGCGATAACTACGTTGCTCCAAAAATGAGCATGCTTAGGATTTTTGAAATGGCTACGAGGCTTAACATGGTCAATAGTAGACTTTTTAGCTGATAATTCAGAGCCGCAATATTGACACGTTTTATTGTCTCTAACTAAAAGGTTGCGCTTTTTAAGCGGAACTCCTTTGCTACGACTAACATAATGATTAGTTACTCCTACAGCCGGAACTGGGAATAAAGAGCCGTCGCCTGAAGTGATAGAGTCTCCTTCATAGTATTCTATGATTCGAACTCCTTCGCCCGGTATTTCTTTACCGATGATTTCTAGACAAATAGCCCGCTGCCATCTAATGATTTCTAGGGGCCGATAGTCTTGGTTTAAAATTAGACATGGATGGTGCTGTTTCATTTTTAGATTCCTTTACAGAATTATAGCTCAAAAAATAAGAC